GCATCCAACCGCAAAACGGTTATGTCATTCAGGGCTTCACACGCGGCAGCCGCTCGCACTTCTATGGTGTGACAGGCTTACAGAACAATGAGACACCTTATGGCGAGCTGCGGCTTGAATTGTTCTGCAGTTTAGGTGCAATCGAATACGAGCCGTATGTGGAGAACATGCTTGAAGTGGTTCACGTCGAAACCGTGCATCCGCCCGGCGACACGGACAATCAGCATATCTTCTCCGTGTACGATGTGGACATGATAGGAGATGACAGCAATGGTTAGAGTGATCTGCAAGAATGAGGAATATGCAAAAGTCCTCAAGCATCCATTGACGAAAGTCGGCTTCGCCGACACAAGCACATCAGTCAATTGGCCTGATGATGCTTTCACGAAGCGACGCATCAAGGACGGTGATGTTGTCGTGGAAGACAGCAAGAAAGCGACACATCAAAGGCACCATCGTCACGATGAAAGTGCCTCGTAACCAATGGAGATGAGCAATGCCTATCTCGTTTAACAACATACCTTCCAATTGGCGGCAACCGCTATATTGGGTCGAAATCGACAGCTCAATGGCTGGTCAGCCGATCTATGCGCTGCCGGCATTGCTCGTCGGTCAGATGCTTTCTACTGGTACAGCTACGGCGGATGTTCCGGTGCCGTGTCAATCACCTTCGCTAGCCGATAGTCTGTTCGGTCAAGGTTCGCATCTTGCAGCCGTGGCCAGAGCATTCTTCAAGGTGAATGCCTCGCAAGAGTGCTGGTGCCTTCCGGTGGCTGATCCGACAGGATCGCAAGCGACAGGTACGATCACGGTGGCGACGCCTCCGACGCAAGCCGGTATCCTCGATTTGTACATCGGCGGCAAGCACATACAGGTTTTCGTCGCGGCCGACGATACGATTGATGATGTGGCGATCAACATCAACGCCGGCATCAATGCCAATGTCAGCGGTGATCTTTGCGTGACATCGACGGTCACGGCTGCGGCGGTGACAGTCAAAGCAAAATTCAAGGGCATCGTTGGCGACGACATCACGATGCTTGATACCTATTACAACGGACCGGGTGGTGAGCAATTGCCGCAGGGTTTGACGTTGACCTACAGCGGCGCGACGTTGACTGGCGGTGCCGGCACTCCGCTGTTCGACAACGCGATTGCAAACATGGGTGAGATGGCAGCCGAATTCGTTTGCCTCCCGTTTACCGACAGCACTACGTTGCTCGCTTGGGAGACAGAATTCGGCTTCACCGATAGCGGTCGCTGGGGCTGGATGCGCCAGCTCTTCGGTTCGATATGGTCGGCCAAGCGTGACACATACGCCAACCTGCTCACGTTCGGCGCCTCACGGAATTGTCCGCAAACATCCATTCTTTCCATCGAGCAGGCTTCGCCGTCCCCGGTATGGGAATGGGCCGCGGCGTATACGGGGAAAGCAGCCCGTGGCTTCACTGATGACCCGGCCCGCCCTCTCCAAACCCTCCAATTGACGGGCATCCTCCCGGCTCCCCTGCATCAGCGATTTATCATGTCCGAGCTCAATTCGTTGGCGCTGACGGGCATGGGAACACAGCGGACGGTGGCCGGCAATACTCCGATGATTTCGCGGGAAACGACAACCTATCAGCTCAACAGCTATGGCTTCGAAGATATCGCCTATACCGATGCGACGACGCTGGCGACGTTGGCGAAGCTTCTGCGAAATCAGCGCGCGGCGGTCACGAACAAATGGCCGCGGCACAAGATTGCCGACGATGGGACGTTGTTTGGTCCCGGTCAGGCCATCGTCACTCCGAAATCAATCGCTGCGGAATTGGTGGCGCAATATCGCATCGATGAATTCAACGGCTTGGTTGAAGACGTGGACACCTTCGTCAACAACCTGATCGTTGAGCGAGATAGCACTGATCCAACAAGGGTCAATGTGCTGTATCCGCCAAACCTGATTTCGGGTTTGAGGATGTTCGCTGTGCTTGCGCAATTCCGGTTGATGTCAGATGAGATGGTTGGCATCAATAGCACAGCAGCCGCCCAGCAAATTGCTTTGGCATAACAATAGGAGGGTAAATTGGCGCAACGAATTGCCGGCACCGCGTGGTTAAAAGTGGATGGTGGCATCTATCCACTTCGCGGCAACTTCACTGTAAGCCCGTCGTCATTGGAACGAGCAGGTATATCGGGTCAAGACTACGTGCATGGTTTCAGCGAGATGCCACGTGTGCCATTCATCGAAGGTGACATTTCGACTATTCCAACGCTGAGTTGGACAGCAATGGAAGGGATCGTTAATAGCACCGTGACAGCGGAGCTAGCGAACGGCAAGACATACGTGCTGCGCGAAGCGTGGACACGTTCGGCTTTCGAATTGAATACGCGGGAAGGTCAAGGCCGTGTCAGGTTCGAAGGTGTCAGCTGCGACGAAATTTGATCGCGGCTAAATCGGGAGGGTAAGTCATGGTTGAGAAGCTTAACGGCGCTGCCGTTAACGTGGCCAAAGTCACTTTGACAAAGCCGGTGATCGCGAACGGCGAGGAGACTTTGGAATTGCATTTTCGCGAACCGACTGGTGCCGACATTGCTCATTGTGGTAATCCCGTCGAAGTCGATTTTTCGCAAGACCCGCCAAAGATCACTTATGACGCGAAAGCCATGTCAGCGATGTTGGCACGGTTGGCTGTTGTGCCGCCTTCAACGATCAACAGTTTGACTGCGAAGGATTGGGAGACGGCGGCTCTCATGGTGACGGGTTTTTTTCTGCCGGACCTATCGAAGATATCATTCTCGATTGCTACCGGTTAGCTTTCGAATACAAGATCGATCCGGACGTTTTCCTAGCCAAGCCTGTCAGCGTGGTTATTCGTCATTTGCTGATGACGGATCGCCTGCAGCAACTTAGAGCTCCGCCCGACAATGGTTGATCAGCGAACCGAATTCGAGATAGCTCTAAAGGATAGCATTACTCCACAACTGCAAAATATTGGAAAGCAGTTGAAGGAGATGAACAAGCTGGCCAAGGAAGCCGGCGAAGCTCATTCGGGTACTGTTGACAAAATACGCAAGTCAAACGAGGGAATGACGGCATCTGCTCGCGAAGGGCTTCGCCATTTCAAGGAGGTTGGCGAAACTATTCTCGATTTTGGTAAGGACTTGCTTGGCGTTGGTGGCGTTGTCGAAACGATCAAACAAATCGGCGATGGCATCAATGAATTTGCTACAAGTACAACGCAGCTGAAATTCTTCGGCGAGAATGTCAATCTTGCGACCGAAGAAATTGAGAGCATGCGTGATGCCATGGACGCGATGGGCATCAAAACCGAGCAAGCCGACAAGTATATCAGCGGATTGACTGGTAAGCTTCAACAGCTGCAAACATTCCGTGAGAGCAGTCCGCTATATCAAGACCTTGCCAAGATGGGACCGGCGGGTGAGAAGGAAGCTCGGCAGTTACTGGCGAAGGTCAACGCCGGCGATTATACAGCGGCTATCGAAGAGATACTGCAGTTTTATCAAAAGCAAACTCCGCGAGCTCAAGCTTATCTTTCGGAAGTGTTCGGTTGGCCGCAAGCGTTGCTTGCGCATTTTGAGGAATTTCAAAAGGAAATTAACGCGAGGCTTGGCGAGCGTTATCAGGCAAACGAAGCTGCTTCACAACAATACATGATCAACAAGGTTCTTTTCTTTCGTCGTATGGAAAATGAATGGAATATATTTGCCGATCACGCTTTGACGGACATCAACAAGTTTTGGGGCGACGTGAATGCGCAGACTAAAGGTAGCCACGCATTCAGCGATTGGATGAATGCCGAATGGGATTTGGTGACGAAGACGATTGCACAGGACATCAAGGATTTCGAGGCACTGAAATCCTTGTATGAGAAGGCGAAAGAATTGTTGCAGAAGGCGAGTAATACCAAGATGCCATCGGCGTGGGATTGGCTTGGCTGGGGGACGCCGGCAGAAGCTCAAGAGCATCAACAAGAGAAGCAAGACAATACAAAGGCCGGCAACAAGGCGTTGCAGGATATCGACCGCATACTAAAGGACATGTATGGAGGCTTGACGGCTGACCCTACTGGCGGGTTTGGTGGCGCGCATGGTGGTGCGTTACAGGCGGGCGGTGGTGGCTTCCGTCCCGGCCGCGCTGGCCGAGCTCAAGGCGAGGCGACCACAACAACGGATGCGGACGGCACCAAGACGACAACTGCGCCGGATGGCAGTAAGACAATAACAAAGCCTGATGGCACTGTGACAACAACACCGCCGGCGCCAGACAGCGAACAAGGCAGAGCGGAGGGAATGCCGTCTCCGCAAGTTGATGTCAGTGGCAAACAAGCCGTAGCAGGAGGAGCAGCGCCGGCTGGTAGCAGTTATAACTATTTCCAGCGTCACGGGCATCCAATGCCATTCGAAGCATCGGAATTGAAATCAATTCAAACGCCTTACGGTCCGGTGACGGCCAATCCTCAAGCTCTCGCCGATATCAAGGGATTGACGGACGAGCTGAAAAAAGCCGGCGCACCGATCAAAAAGCTTGGTTCGTATAATCCACGGCCAAAGCGGTGGGGCGGTGGTTATTCATCTCATGGCATGGGCGCCGCTTGGGATATTGATGACGCTGAAAGTCTTTCACCGGCAATGCAAAGATGGATCAGGGAAAATCCCGAGAAGTGGGCGCAGGCAAAAGAGCGTTGGAATATCGGGCAGCCATTGCCGGAGAAGGATGCGCCGCATCTGGAATGGCGCGGACCGCATGGCAGTAAATTGATTGATGATCCAAGTGACGCGAATGCCGCGCGTAAGCGAGTTGATGACAAGGCTTCCAAATCGATTTGGGATCAACCATCCGTTGATCTTAGAGTGCAATTCAAAAACGTTCCTCCGGGCGTCAAGACAGATGCCGATGCTGATGGGCCATTGATCAATCAAGTGACAGTTGATCATAGCAAGGCCGTTCCGAAACAGGCGACGCAATAATGCCGACGCGCGAAGAATTGGAAATCATGTTGCGTGATAGC